GGCGCATTCTTTTGGGATGGCCGTAGAGGTTGGGTTCAAGATTGGAGCGGTGACGCTCGGGTTGTTTGGTACGAAGACCCCCACGCCAAGCCTTGGACAGACCAAGAAAAGCGTGATTGGGCACTCAAGCGCCAGACTGCCAACGCCGACAAAGATCGGTCGTATGAGCTGGCAGCCGAACGCGCCATGATCACCTTGCGCAACGCCAAGCCCAGTACGCACCCTTACCTTCAGATCAAAGGCTTCCCTGACGAGAAAATGTTGGTTTTGGACAACAAGCTGTTGATCCCCATGCGCAACGTAGTGACCAACAAGATTCAAGGCTACCAGTCGATCTATTGGGACGCCCCGAACATGAAGTACGAAAAGAAGATGCTGCCCGGCATGAGAGCCAAGAACGCCGTGCTGTACATGGGCGCCAGAGACGCCTCAGAGATTTGGTTGACTGAAGGGTACTCCACAGGTCTATCTGTGCGAGATGCGCTGCGCAGCACGGGTTCTAATGCGTCTGTGGTGGTGTGCTTCTCAGCATCGAATTTGATTCAGGTGGCGGATCAGATCAAAGGCCAGCGCTACATCTTTGCCGACAATGATGCCAGCGAGACGGGTGCGAAGTCGGCGCAGTCCACGGAGCTGCCTTGGACGATGGCGGACGAGGTCGGTTGGGACGCCAACGATTTGCATAAAAAGCACGGTTTGTTTGCTGTTGCAAAAAAAATTATGGATTTGCGGCGGTATGTATTGACACGAGGTGAAACAACGACTGTATAATCCAAACCGTTGTCGTAGTGGTCAACGATCTTGAAGCCGTTTACACATGCCTCGCCCCGTAAAGGGGAACCACTACGGGGCAGTTGTAAGCGGCTTTTTTATTTCCCCTACGCCAGCCGTACTCCGCACGATAGCAAGCACCCCAGTCGTGGTGGCGCGGAAGGAAAGCGTACACGGTATGCAACCGTGTGATTGATGATGGTGTAGCTCAGAAAATCCACCACAAGGTGGGCCGAGGCATCGGTGGGAAGAGCAGCTCCGGCAGGGGTACGCGCTGGGTTCGAAGCCAGCCACCATCATCAATCACATGGGCTAGGGGGCAGTTCCCGAACAATCCGTGCGGCTGGTCGAATCATCACGCCGGGGGGTCAACGCAAGTTGCCATGATGATGCTCACTGAGCGGTGAAGCACCCAACCTCCTCCCTTACCCCCATCCTCGTGGGGTAGGGGGGGTCTTTGGGTGAAATCAAGGGAGAGCGGGGAAAGCCTCGTCCAGCGCCAAAAACCCCTGCAAAAAAATTTTTGCGCAAACTTTCCTTTATTAAATTTCATGTTATAGTTTCTCCACCACAATGTTGTGGGATCAACAGGAGAACATGATGGAAAAAAAAGATGACGGCGGTCGCGCATTCCCTAGCGAACTTGGTTATGGAATCACAATCCGTGATTATTTTGCTGCCAAAGCAATGGCAACAATGTTGCCTAATTATGATATTCCTAGTCTATTTGAAGAAATTTTGGATGAAGGCGATAAATCAATGCCAGAGCTTATTGCTATAGACGCATATGTAATGGCAGACGCAATGCTGAAAGCACGCAAGTGAAATACCACCACACCTACAGCTTGATGGACGTCATGTTGGCTGACTCTATCAAGCCCATGCCCGACCACAAGCGTGAGCACCAGATCAAAAAGATGAAGGATGGCTTGCTGGCTCTGGAGCGTGCGGCCAACCCAAGCATTTACGATTGGGAGATCGTCACCGATGCCCTAAACATGATGGAGACATTGATTGAGATGGGTTGGGCGCAAGACCCCGATGGATTGATTGAAGACGCTGTGAAGGCGCTGGCGATTGCAGGGCAGCGATCAATCACAAAGAACGTGCCAATTCGCTTGGACGGCGTGGGCATCAAAACAGTCCGTGGGCTTTTGGAAGACTACGAGACAGCCCTTAAAGAGATGCCCGAGCGAACCATGATGCACTGCCACCGCAAGACTGAAAAGCGTGTGCAGGACATCTTGGCGGGTCGTTGCGAAACACATGATGTACAGGTGACCAAATGACCGAACAAGAAGACCAACTGGTCATACGCCGCAAAGCACGGTTCATGTCTGAAGGCTTGACCGAAGTGCAAGCAGAAGACTTGGCAGGCCGCATGTTTGACCGTGACCGTGACCCAATGGATGACCGCCGTGTGTGCTTTGAGTGCACTGGCCACAAAGACAAGCTGTGCCACCGCATCTTGGACAAACAAAAGAAGCCAACATCACAACTGCGGTTTGTTTTGCAACGCTGCGACCACTTTGACCTGAAAGGCAAAAAATGATTTACGTAGGGGTCGATCCCGGATTTTCGGGTGCATGGGGGATGGTTGATCACCACGGCAAGTATGTATCGTGTGGCGATATGCTCCATGACGACAAGTACATTGACACCCGCATGGTTCATGCAGAGATGGCTCAAGCGCTGGATAAGCAAGACGCAGAGTTCGTCATTGAGTTTGTCCACGCCATGCCCCAACAAGGCGTCTCCAGCACGTTCAAATTTGGCGTGGCATATGGAGCTGCCATCTCTATCCTCCAGCGCTTCAACAGCACCTTCCACGCCGTGCCACCACGAGTTTGGAAGAGAGCCATGGAGCTGGACAACGACAAAGACAAAAGCCTTGCATTGGCACGTGAGTTGTGGCCAACAGCACCACTGGCACGCAAGAAAGACAATGGACGCGCTGAGGCGCTATTAATGGCCGAATGGCTGAGAAGGGAGAGCGTATGAACCAAGACGACATCAACAAGTCGGTTGACTTTATTTACAAAGAGGGTGCCAAGTACGCCCACGCCAAAGCCGAGGTGACCTATCTTGAGGAGTACCGCAAGAGCAAGAAAGCCATGCTCATGAAGACAGCCCTTGAAAACGGCGCCAAATCAGCCGCAGCCGCGGAGATCGAAGCCTATGCAGATGTCCAGTACATCGAGCTGCTCAAAGGGCTTAGAGAGGCCGTAGAGAAGGCGGAAGCGCTTCGGTGGGGGTTGGTGGCAGCACAGGCTCGAATTGAGGTTTGGCGATCAATGGAAGCCTCCAACAGGGCATTGGATCGTTCGTTGTCGTAAAACTTAGGAGAAACAAATGAAAAAAATCAATGAAGTTCAAATATTGCAGTCTCAACTGAGCGAGGAGAGCAGACAAGCCGCTCTATCTGTTTTGATTGCAAACCAAATTCAGGGTTTAGAAAAACTCATGGAGAACAACACGGCGCATGTTAAATCGGTGTTGGCATACAACCAGTGCGTGGGTTTGATTGAGCAAGTCAAATATTATTCTGAGGCTGCATTTCATTTGCCACAAGAAAATTTGTTGATGGCTGGTTTGTCTATTCCAAAATGGGAAGAACCAATGTTTGGTAAACCATGAACAACACGCTCAACAAAAAAGAGAAAGCATGGGTGGGACTCGTAAAAGAGCTGCCCTGCTCCGTGTGCGATGCACCACCGCCCAGCGATGCACACCACGTCAAGCAGCACAGCCAATACGTCTGCGTGGCGCTATGCAAAGACTGCCACCAAGGCAGCCGCAATGGGTGGCATGGCCAACGCCAGATGTGGAAACTCAAGAAGATGGAAGAGATTGACGCCTTGAACGTCACGATTGAACGTGCGGTTGACTTGATCGTCTCTGGACGTTGAAAACACAAGTTCTCTTCTGTGTAAAAATACAACACAAAACATAGGGTTTTCACACAAAAAATGTTTGTGAAGGATGGTTTTTCCTTTAACTTGGAGTTATACTAACTCCACTGCAATGACGCAGGTTAACTGGAGAATCCAAATGACAGTCGCAATCAAAACCACCCTCAAAATCGTTGACCAACTCGGCTTGATCCAAGACCAAATTGACCAACTGACCGAGCAAGCAGAAGCTCTTAAAGATCAAATCAAACTGCTTGGCGCAGGCACATATGCTGGCACGATGTACGTGACCACCATCAAACACACTCCAGAGAAAAAATCTACGTCATGGGCTTCAGTTGCCAAAGAACTGAATGCACCTG